ACCTTTAGCACCCTGCGTTCTTTTAGGTGCAGGCCTACCATTTACACTTTGCTTTAAAGCCTCAATACGAGTACGGTTTTCTACTTGCTTTGAAATATCTTTATGTAATACCCTTAAAGCTTTTCTAACTTCTGATCCTGCGGATAACTCGCGTAAACCCCTAATAGTATCATTTAAACCCTCTACGGCTATACCCGTATCGCTTGTAGTTTTAAAAATATTTTTAGCCATTTTTATATTCTTCCGCTCGTTTTTGTAAAGCTTGCTGCAACGCTAAAAACATAGGTAACGGTAACTCCGCTACTTCCATAGGATTAAGACCGGCGGCCAAACTAACTTCGGCTATTAAGTCTAAATAATAGCCGGTTGTTACTCCGGGTTATCGGTACCTATCCCGTCTATACTTGCTACGGTATTAAGCCATTTATCAAAATCATCTGTAACGCCGGTACGCTTGCTTGCGTGCCAACATAAATACATTAACTCCTCAAAACTTAGCTTTTCAAGATCGCTTGCCGGTCTTTGACCGAATTTACGCTCTAACGCAACAAAATCTATAGGCCTTAACGTTACTTCCTTTTTAGTACCGTCTTCAATTACAAGCGTGAGTTGGTGTAACCCTTGAATTGCGGACATACTAAGAAGTCGCTCTAGTTATAGTTCCGCTAGTTGGAAAACTAACAGAAAAACTTGCTAATTCACCTACGCCGTTAGCTACGGGTTGGTGTTGGTTTACTAATACGCTACCACTATATTTAGGGTTAGTACTAGATACTGCGCCGCTAGTAGCCTTAATTTCAAAAGTAGTAACAGTTCCTAAAAGTGGCCATAATGTAGCGTCGACTTCGCTTGCTGCAAAATCTTGCTGAAAGTCAATACTTAATGTACCGTCTTTTAATCCACCTAATCTACTTTTAAAAGTTTGACCGAACGCAGTTTCTTCAACCTCATCAGCCGTAATATCTAAAGTAACACTAGCAACGTGGTCGCTTAAATCCACGCTGTTAATAGTTACGCTAGCGTCAGTTAATACAAACTTTGCCAATTTAACTCCTTTACTTAATAATTAAATTTTAAGTCGCGTTGATCAAGATTTGCGTAATATGACATAAGATAAAGCCGGGTAATTAAACCCGGCTTTTATACGTATACTCAAAAAGAGTTTTAAGAATTATATATTAAATTTTATATAAAGTCTTTTTAAAATAAATAAAATTATAATTTTAATATTTATTTTATAAGTACGGTAACTTGTAAAGCCGTGAATTATAAACGCGTCAGAACGGCAGAAAATAGCCGGTTGAAGTGCTTACTCTATACCAATCGTAGCGTGAATACTAAAACTAGGAGTAGTACCGGTTACGGTATAAGAAAGTCGCCAATAATCGTCGGTTATAGCCCCGCTAACTTTTTTTATTTCGCTAGCTATAGCGGTTATATCCGTAAATGTAGCTCTAGTAGTAGCACTAGTAAAGCTAGCGTTATCATCGCTTTCTAATACGAACGTAATAGTAGGGGTACTCGTACCGCTTACGCCGGTGCAATGTATCGCCGCGTATATGCTTTCGGTTGATGATACGGCGCCTAATTGTATTCCGGTGCTTGATCCTGTCGCGGTAATGTCGCTATCTATTTCTATAGTACCCCTAACGACTTTATCGGTGCTATTAGCTTTAGATAAACTAAACGGTGCTACTTCGCCTATAGCCCCTAATATCGTATAGCTAAATAATTTAGACTTTAAAAAGTATGCGGTATTACCTACTCCGGCGTCTGGAACTATGGTGCAAATAATTTCGTTACCTACGTTAGCGCCTAATAAAGCGTCCGGTTTTTCACTACCGGCCTCAAAAAAACCGTCTATAGATAAACTGCTATCCTTTAGCCCGCCTATTCTTTCTTTAAAACCACCGCTTTGTAAAGTAGTTACTTCTTGCTCGTCTACTGTAACGTCTAAAGTAACCGCGTTAGTATGACTACTAAAGTCGTAGCCGCCTAAAAATAATTTACCGTCCGTAAAAACATATTTAGCCATTATTTAACCTCATCTTTTTTCTTTTTATCTTGATCAAAAACTTTTTCTACTTTTTTTAAATTTTCTTTTTTATCTATAGCTGCAATATGCCCGGCTTTAGTTAAGGTAATAATTTTATTTAAGTCGTCTATGTTTATAGTGCTACCCGGTTTTTTACCGTCAATTTTTTTAGTTCCTATTATTTTAAATTTAGGCATTTAACTTGTTCCTTTAGTAAATACTTCTAGGCTTATATTTGCACCGATTGCGTCTATACCGTTTAAATTTACGTCTGCTGCGTAATTACTAACTCCGGTAACGTTCGCGTCGGTGTTATCTAGGCCTAACGTTCTATTATTAAATATAGCTTGCCTTAATGAACTACTACCCTGCCCTGTTATATAAGCGTCTAATTTATCTTGCGCCGTACGGCTATTACCTCGCTCTACGGCCACTAAAATATCAAAAGTATATTGATCCGTACCGCGTTGCATAGCTACATTAAAATTAATATTTACCGGGAGTACTATTGCTACCGGAAAGTTAATAGCGTAATCCGGTACTACGTCATAAACCCTTAAACCGTCAATATTATTTTCTAAGGTAGTTTTAATACCGTCCCGGACTTCTTGTAAACTAGCCACTATGCAATACCTAAAACGCTAGCTTTACGAAATGGTAAAAGTAAACGCGTTACTTCTCTATTTTGCTGCACGTTAACTACCCCAAAGTCGCCTACACCGGCTACCCCTAAAGGTGCGTTACGCATAGCAAATAATTCGCTAGCTAACATTTTACAAGCATATTTAATTGGCTCGGGTGTAGTAGCGTAGCCCCAATTAGCCGTAATTTCAGCGTACGGTCTATTACTAGTATCGCTTATAGGCCATTCATAACTACCGTTACTATTTAATTGAATAATGTAATAAGGACTACCCTCTATACCGCCTACTACTCCGTTAATTGGAAGTAATTTATATTCGTTACTAGGTACTGTAACTTCATATACGCCGTCGTCATCGTCGTCGTATTTAACTACTAGGCCGGTAGAGGTTGATATATCATCGACGGCTAATCTAAAGTAATCGTTCGTAAAATATTCTCTTGCGCTAGTTGATCCGTCGGCATAAAACTTGCGTCCGCAAAAAGCGTCTATTTGTCTACTAGCGCCATTAATAGCGTCATCTAGTAAATCATCGTCGGCGGTATCACTAGTAGGTATACCGACAAAAGCTTTAAGGTCGTTCTGGGTTATATACCCGTTAGTAATAGCCATAACTTAGGCCTACTTGCTTTTTACGACTTTTTTTTTCAGCTTTAGGTTTAGCAGACTTATTTTCTATTTTACCGCCAAGTTTTTCAATTTCTTTTTTAACTAGTTCGGCTCTATCTGCTTTTTTATAAATCTCGTAGTGTTTTAATTCTTTTTTTAAAGCTTCAATTTTTTCTTTACTCATAAACTTTCCTTAAAGTTCTAGTACGTCGGTTGCCCGACGTACTAAAACTAATTTAATTAAAAGGTTGGTGTTACCAATCCTGTTCCGCCAATAACGGAAATTCCGGCAGGGTATCTACCGCTAGCAAAAGCTACATAACCGTAAACCACTAACTTAGTAGTAAGTGATCCTGCGTTAGTTTCTTCAAACTTAGCTGTAAATACATCTTGCTCGAATAAAATATGGTCTTCGGCTCTAACGATATAGATTTCGTCTTCGTTAGTACCTGTACCAAAGTTAGTTGCAACATTAGCGTCGGTAATAACCGGTATACCTAATATTTGACCAACTACGCCGTACTTAGCAGCGTCGCCTACGCCAATAGCGTTTTGCGGTGCGTTGCCAGCAGGTAGTATTAACGGTCTATTAGAGCTATCTACTCCCGCAGTTATGAAACCCCATCTTCTAGGGTGCATAATTATTGCGGTAGCAGGTGCAAACCTATTTGAATTTACTTGCTGTATAGCGTCTGCCAACTTAGGTGTTAGCTCGGCTACGGTAGGACTAGCGTCTGTATATGTTACGGAATTAACTCCGGAAACAGAAGTTAGGCCTAACGGTTGCCCGGAAGAACCGGAACCGTTTAATAGTAAGTTATCAAGTTTTGTGTAGTAAGCAGCAGCTAAATCTTGAAAGATAATGTCTTCAAGATTAAATCCTGGTTGTCCACCTCTATCGAGTGCTTGCTTAGAAACATCTTGTTGTCCGGCGATAGTATCAACGTTAACGGTTAATAATGTATCGTCCATATTAGTTTCTTGAACTGCAGAGTTTTCGCTTGCTTGTTCAGCAGCAGCAGACCCGGTAGTAATTCTTGATATTTCTACTTTATTTCCAAAAGCCGGTAAATCTCTTTTTGGTACTGCGTTATAAAAATTAGCGCCGGCTCTTGCAAGCGGTGCATAATCTTCAACGAGGTATTGAGGAACGACTAATCCTGTAAAAGCGCCGGTACCAACATCTCTTTTTGAGAATTCTTGGTGGTCAGCTAATCTTTTTTGAGCGTCGTAGTTAGAGTTAAATTTTACTTGGTACATATCAGCAAAAAATGAGTTTTCCCCACCTTTGCGATACATATCAGGCTCTTTAACTTCCATACGAGTTTCGGAAATGTCTTCATCTTTGATATTTAAAGATTTTCTGCTTTCTTCAACTTCTTTAAGGGTATTACGCATATCAGCGTCTTTCTTAATTTTTTCGTCTAGTTCTTTAATTTCGGAAACTAAAGCGTTAGATCGCTCTAACTTAGCGTCGAATTCTTCGCCTGCGTCCATTTCGTCCATTTCGGAAACTAAACCATTAAGTTCTTCAGCTTTCGCATCCCTTAATTCAATTAATTTTTTCAATTTAATTCCTTTATGTAATTAATTTTGCTTGTACTTATGCGTAAGGTGGGTAGGTACCCGGCGTTACGTCTTAGAGTAGCCCGTCTTTTTTCATCTTAATTTTTAAGACTTCTAATTTAGGGTTACTTTTAGAGCGTTTAACTTCTTCGTTGCTTTTATCTAACTCGGATATTATTTGCTCTAAAACTTCAACTGCTTTTTGCCCGTTACGGCTTTCGACTAATTCTTTAAGGTTTTCGGAAATATCAATACCCCTTAAAGTAGCGCCGGCATAACTATTTGCCGGGTAAGTTACTACGCTAACGTCAAATAATCTAACTTCTTGAACATCTCTTTTTTCGCCGTCAAAATCATCGCGTACTGCTGCAAAAGCAAAAGACATTTCGTTAAGGTCGCCACGTTTCATAGCGCTAGCTACTTCAGCAACTTTAGGGTTTGACGGATCAAGTTCACACTCGACAAAAAGTCCATAATCATCTTCTTCAAGTTTTAAAGTACCGCTACTACTACGTGCGAGAGGTATGCCGTCGTGGTTAATTAAAAACCTAACGTCATCTTGTTCTTGTAAAGTCTTTTTAAAAGCGCCGGGTTTAATGGTTTCGGTATATGACCCTTTACTATCTCTAACTGCGTAAGGCTTATTAAATACGCTTGCATAACCACTAAAGTTATAAGTTAATTCGCCCTCGTTTTTTTCTCTTATTTCTACGTTAGCTAAACCAAAGCTACGATTTTCAGTTTCTTTATTCACGTTATTTATCCTAACCTTATTATTTAATATATTAATGGTGGTTGACATAGCCTTATCCCTTATGTCATAAATATTAGATACCCTGCCCTCTTTTTCTATTTGATCAAGTTTTCTTTTAGCCCAATCGCCTGCTTGCGTAGGCGCCGTCCACGGATTACTACCCCATAATAAAAAAGCCACGTCGCTAGCGCGCCACGTATCGCTATCGTTAGGATTACTTTTTTCTCTTTTTAAGTCGCTTAAATGTCTTTGGTGCCAAGCGTACATTAGTTTAACTTTAGCCGGACTAACTTTACCGCTACTAACGATACTTCTAGCGTCGCGTATAGTTTTAGGTGTTAAACCGTCGCCGGCTCTATTTAGATTATCTAAACCGCGTTGCATATTTTTTTTCATAAAAGCCGGTGCGGTTAAATCTACTTGGCGGGTTTCTAAATCTTGATCAACGCTTTTTTCTTCTTCGGCCATAGCTATATTAAGTGCGGTTAAGTGTTTTTCAGCGTCTTCGTGTGTTTTGTGGCAGGTAATTAATTCGTCGTTTTCCTCTTTTACTACTGCGTGGCCACCTTTACAATCCGGGTGTTCCATTGAAATATAATAAGGCATTATCTAGGTCTAACAACTGATATACCACCCGAACTACTTTCGCTTATAGCGTATAGTTCATTATCTTGCGGTATTCTTATTTCTAACATCTCGCCATTATCTAAGTGTAAACCGTTAATAGCCGTTACGTTACTTCCGCCTACATACATTTTATTGGAGTGGTTATTATGAATATAAATATGTTGCTCAAAGTTTTGGCTATCTAATATTTTAGTAGCCGTATCGGGTGCTATAGTAAAGCTTTCACTAATCATTATTTTCTTTCGGGTTTAGTAAATCTATATTAGGGTTATGTTCGTCATTACCTAACGGTGCGATAGCAGGATCAACCGGCGCGCCCTGTAAACCTAAGTAAAAGTTATCGCCGTTTTCGTAAGGCTCTAAATCTAATCTACTTCTAGCTTCGTTAGGTGTCATTAATCCGCTAGATATTGCAGTTTGGTAAGTTTTAACTCTACTAAACATATCGCCACGTGCGTATTCTTCGGTATCTAGTTTTACTAATTGCCTACCCGGTAATAAAGTAGTTAACCCGTCTTCTATGCGTCTAATATACGGTAATAACGTGTGCCTAATAAAAGCTAACCCGTTACTTTCAATATTGCTATAAACATTAGAGCCGTCTTTACTATTTATTAAATGAGCCGGTACCCTAAATATACGCGCTACTTCATTAACTATTTGTTCTCTAGCCGCTATTAATTCATCGCCTGCGCCTGCGCTAATAGATTTCCATTTTAAACCGCCAGTAAGTACGGCCGGTTTTCTATTTCTATTATGATTAAGCGTCCAATTTTCTTGCAAAAACTTAGCTTGCTCGCTAGTTAAATCCCTATCGGTTTCTAAAATACTGCTAGGCGTTCCGCCCTGTCCATAAAATTGGCTTATGTGTCTTTCCATAGCTAAAGCTAAACCGTAAGTATTACCGTTAACCCTTAACGGACTAACGCCTACTAATTGTCCCGGATAGCTAAACCATTTAAAGTGTAAGATATTATCGTCGGTTAAAACTCTTTTATTAGCTTTAGTACCTATAGTATAAGTTTTAATACCGCCTTTCATTTCTACTACTACGCGGTC